CAAATTGGGGATTTTCTAATCTCTCTCCCTGCCTTATATGGAAATGATTGAGTAGATCCTGTTTGATCATTGCAAGATCATACAGCGCAAAGTTTTCACTTTCAGAATTTATGGTACTAAATCCTTTATACACCTTAGTTTTAGGCATTTGTGAATAAGATTGAGGACCTTTAACCTCTGTTCTTTTATATAATCTATTATTGATAGTCATTATTCACCGCCTTGGATTTTAGAAAACGTGTCAGTTTCTGTAGTATACTTTGACCAATATTCAGGAGTAAAATTTATAGAATCATTGTTGCCCTCATATCTTGTTTCTAAATCTCTGTCAGTGGCAGCTGGTTTAAATTTTGCCGGATCAAGATTTTCATGATGTGGCCAAGGTTCATGTGTAGGTATTCTGCGCATAATTGATTCTATAAGTTTATTGCCTTCTTGATCAGGGAGCGAATGAGTCTGCAAAATTTTTGGTAGTTCGGCCTCTGTAGCTTGCGCAGCAGTGTCGGCCTGTGGACCATTCATATGAATTTGCGAAGCTGTTTCTACAATATTGCCACCAGATTTAGTGTGATTCGAACCGCCTGACGTTTGATAATTGTGTCCGCCTATTTTTAAATCATAATTTTTTCCTATACTAATAGTATGACTGCTTTCATGAATCACATTGACATCTAATTTTACTTTTTCAGTATAGGTCTGATCATAGGTTACATCAACATCTTTTTTTACATTAATTTTTTGATTTTCATCTACAATTAATATGCTATCTTTTAACACATGTGTATGCATTTCTTCTTTGACTTTGATATTTAAATTTCTACCCGCTTCAAAATTAATATCTCTATCAGCAAAAAAGTTTAAATCATTTTTAGTGTGTACGCTTATACTGTCATCGGCGAAGATATCTATCTTGCCATCGCTGGTTAATTCTATCCAAGTTGTTCCTTTACTATTACCAATATAAATTAGATCTTCAGAATTGTGCAATAAAATTTGATGTCCAGTACGTGTTCTTATTCTAACTAATTCATTGTGCGGTCGATCCCGTAGTCCTGTATCTCCACCTTCAACAGATTTGTAAACTGGAGGACCTTCACTTGGTTCTGTCTCCCGCTCCCATTTATCGTCTCCATCATCCATTACAAAACTTGATCCCCCTAGGCGACTAACAAATATATTTGCAGAATGTTCATATTTTCCACCCTTCCCTCTTGGTCCGGTTTTATCCACAGGTCCCGGTGTTGAAATACCAAAAACTGCACTTGGTATTTCTCTTCTAGAACTGCTGGTTGTTATACCGCGTGTGTCATCATTTATTAGACCTTGAGTTGTAAATGATGCCTCAAAATACTTGTGGGCGGGTTTAGGTAATTTTGTCGTATCTGTTGTGGCAACATCACTGGCTTTTTTGTTGTATTCTGCTACTGGAACTCTGGCAGTTAGTCCGTCCACATTATACGAAGTCGCAGCATATCCTGGTGTCATAAAATTCATATTAGGATCTGGAACACATCCGATCCAATAGGCCTTTGTGGTATCGCCGTCAATCATAAAAACAATAACGGTAGATCCTATATCGGGAGGAATAGCCCACCATCCATAACTTTTTTGCGTGCTATTATAATCATTATTCTCATCCACATAGGCAACACTAGTCTGTCCAGCAAATGGGCTCATATATTTGCAGGGTATTACTTCAGTCTCTCTAGCATTTCTATTACCGGATTTATGTAGCAATTCAACCTCAATTGTGCCCATGTAATATGGATCAGCGTAACTTACTACTCTACCTAAAAACGGTCCTGCATTTATTTCTTTTGTTGCGGCAGCAGATGATCGACCTTCTTCATTAGGATTAGCCATTCCAGTCTCCTAATTCAGCATTGTTCTGTGCTATTTCTTCATCTGTAAAACCTGGCCCAGCTCCTTCTAGATCTATTTCATTTTCAAGATCGCTATTAACCGGATCGCCGGCATCTTGATTAATAGGAAATGCGTGTGTTGGAACTTTGCCAAGCAATTCTTGATTATTAATCCTAATCAAATCTAGTGTCTGTGTAAATTTCGCCTGAGCAAATGAACTACTTACCTTCCTAATCTTATAAAGTCCGCTATAGGCCTGTACCAAAGTGCCGCCATCGGTAATATTTTTGTAAAGCCCTGTGTTAATATCCCAGTCTGTCGGCGTTCTAAAATTTATATTAATATAAACTTCTGTATTTTGATAATTCATACTACCGTCACTGTTTACCATTCGATAATTTGTTTCCGGACTAGTATAATTTCCTACTCCACTATCACCAAGGTAATAAGGATCACCGTTAATTTTCAGATCCAGTTCGAGCATGTCACTGCCTATTGTTACAGCATCCATGAAATTTCTAGCCAGTCTAGTAGACAGATCTTCTTTACCTCCGCCACCCTTGCCGTCAGTGCGTTGCTTCAGCACTGTTCTTGAAACTTGTCTAGGAAGTGCATTCTCAGGTGCGGTAGCTCCAACATCCTGAGTGGTTTGCCTTTGTGGAGTGTCTTCTCCGGCATCCTGTCCGGTCTGTTTTTGTTGTTTGACATCTTCATTAGATTTATAATCATCAGCAGTTACGGCTAATCTAAATGAGTTGTTAAGCGTGATATTGAAATCAATTATTTCTGTATTTTTTCCTGTGTAGATATAATTATATTCTTTGATTGCTTCTTTTTTAAGCACATCTAACCCCTTGGGGACTGAGTTAGGAGGTAAAATTATATGTGGACTTACCTTATATGCAATTACCCTATAGACTATCAGTGCAGGTTTTTTTCCAGTCTTACCCATGTTCTTAAGACTATCTAATTGATAAATCTGTGGATCTATACGCCACCATGGGATCATACCAGAATCGTCTACCTGTCCATCTCTAAGTGCCTGTTTAGCGTAGTCACTCATTATCACTACCTGATTAATTACGTTACTAATATCAGTGTCTTGTAAAAATTTAAAGTCACTGGTTGTTACATTAACGGCTAAGTTTCCTCTTATATAAACACCTTTGTCTTCATCATAAACTGCATTATCTTTTCCAAATGGACTATCACCTGCTCTAGCAGCACTGAATCCCATGCTGGCCTTGCCAACACTGTTTACCGCGCCGGTGTCCTGCACAAAGGTTTTATTAAGTTGATTTTGGCCTTGCTTCAGTTTTAACTTTGAATAAATGTCGCCACCGTCTCCGCCACCTTTAGGATTCCGTGTAGCTTTATTAATGTCTAAATCCGCACTTTGATAAGGTGAACTGGGATCTTCAGGAAAAAGTATAACCACTTCATCGGGTACTTCATTTCTCTCTTTGGCCTTTTCTTGTAGAAAATCATTTATGGCCTTCTGCAAACTTTTTTCTCCGGTCTGTAACATTTCCTGAACGGTCTCTCCGGATATAGTTGTATCCGTGAGTATGGTATGGTAGGACCTATTAAATGCTTGTTGTGTATAGGGATTCGCGGTAATTTCATATTCCGTGCCTTTTTGTGTGACCCTTGCAGACATGTCTGCCAATGTTAAAACATATAATCTTCTCTCTTTAGGTAGACTTACAGCTAGATTGTCTTCTGTGTGTCCAGTAAAATCAATAGTCAATAAAAATGGTGCACTGCCTAGATAGCTTGGGTGTCCTGCTTCTACTGCCGCTTTTTGCAGCGCCTGTGGAAATAATCCCATACTGTATGGTTCAGTTATTTTGAAACTTACACCCATGATATTGCTATTACCGCTGTCTTTGCTAAATGCACACAGATGATTAATGCTGACATTATCCATGAAAAAATCAAATTTGCCAAATGCGGTTTCAATTCTGTTTTCTGGATTTATTGATCCGCTGGCTAGGATCAGTGTGTTAAATCTTCCAGCGCGATAAGTTGACTCCGGAAAATTAAGACTGTCATCATCAAGACATGACAAAGTAAACAAATAACTGTAACTGGCGAATTTTCCTAGAATATTTGGAAACGGTGGTACTCCTGTAAGCGTGTTTTTCGTTTTTTTGATTTCATCAGTTTGAGATATGTTGCCCAGATTAATTTTTAATTGCGGTGGAACAATATTAGCCAATAATCCTGGCAACTGTCCTAGTGACTGTCCTGCAAGCCCCGCTAATTGATTCCCCAACGAACCTAGCGCGGTCTGTGCGTTGGTTAGTTGTCCTTGTAATGCCTTGGTTGCATTCAATCCGGTCGCCACGGTGGCGTCATTTAATACTCTATTCACTGTTGTTGTTAGACTTGTGGCCCCTAATTTATCTAAACCAAAATTTGGCATGTTAGATTCCCAATAATGCAACTAGGCCTGATCTTTTAGGAATGTATATTTGCACACCAGGTACAAAGTCAAATATAGGATCTTGTAAAACGTCCATGTTTCGCTGTGTAAATACCCACCAAAGTTTAGCAGTTTGATATAAATCAAATGCAAGGAGATCGGGCCGGTAGGCATACTGTGCTTCTATTGTGTATAGAAAGTCATCTGATTCGGCTGGCACTGGTCTAATTTTTAGTATATCTAAAAATTCTTTCTTTATTCCTGTGTTAGCCCAAGGACTAGTATTAGCATAAATGGTATTAGAAGCCATTAGATATATCCTGTTCCGCCTTTGACATAATCACCGTTAACAAACTTTTGTAAACTAAATGTTCTAGCCGCATCTCTACTGTACACTGGCTGTAATGATACCGTGAAACTACTTTTTGTTGGCACATAGGTTTTGCCTCCTTGGACTCCTCCGCCTGAATTGGCTACTTGATCTCGGAAGCTGCCGGCAAGGCCTTTTACTCCTTGCGCAATATTATTTGCTAAACTTAATGCGGCCCCGGCTCTTGGATTTACTGCGCTGATAAGGGTCGAAGCGGTGTTTAGTGCGCTGGCCGGGGCTCCTGCAAGATTATTTGCAGCTAATGCAGTAACATCTGTGGCTATGTAATCACTGTTTCCATCTAAATCAACACTGACATTAGTCACTACTACTGGCACATTTTTAAAGACAAAATCTCCGTATGCATTGAAAAAGAGTATCGGTGGCGGATTGCCACCAAGGTCGTCTTCACCTGAAAACATCTTTGTGCAACTGCGTAAAAAATGCAACATGGCTACCCAGTATGCAGCCTGTTCAGAATCCTCACAGTAAAATGGAGCATTGATATTAATTGAATCCGCGGTACTGTTTTCGTAATTATAAAAACTAAAGTTTTGCTGGATCGGACTTGTTTTTCCGTAACTAGCAGAATTGCTTATACGTATTGTTGGAGTATAAGGAAAAATGGCGCCGCCGGCATTTCGCAGTGGAGCTAGAATCTGTGATGAGGTAAAACTAGGCACTGGAGGAATGCTTAGTCGGACACGCCAATCTGTTTCTCCAAAACTAGCCGAAGCGTTTGTTATTTTACCTCTAGTTTCACCATTGGCCGGCAGTGTCAAACTTCTAACTGCGCTGATGATGTTACCGGTCCGAGATAAATTATTAAGCGCACCGCTTAATTTGTTTGCTATGCCGCCTATAGTGCCTAATGTGCCCACTGCTGGTGGAGCTGAGGAGCCAAGAGATCTAGCTGTGTTGGCCAATGTGGCAAGTCCTGCACCAATTCTGTTAGAATCAAATAAAGACGGCATGTGTACTCCTAGTTACTCATATTTAGTTGACAGAATTATATGCGTATTTTATAATAGCAAGGGGAATCATATTAAATGAAAGTAAATTATCTTAACAACAAAGACCTTTTAGAAGAAATACACAAATCTAAAAACACTTACAGTTCATACGCACAACCAGAATACAATCAGTATGATATTATTCTGCCAAATCTAGAAAAAATAAACATTCGAACTGTAGCAGAAGCCAAACGCAATCGTGCAAAACGTTTGGGTATACAAAACTTTGAGAAACGCAAAGCTCAAGGAGAAAAAATAAAACCGTCAGAGTGTGAGATCGACTATAAAAAAATAGCTAAGACAGATCTAGTATTTAGAATTATGACCTATGATCATATTCCTTCTAACAGCACTAGAAAGCGCAATCCAAAAAATGAAGCAGATAAAAGAGATAGGGTAAATTTTCCAGCATTTCAGCATTGGAAATTCTCTGATGATGACAAATTAATCTGCGTGGGGAAAAGTCATTGGCGGGGAGATCTTACCAAGGGAAAATTTAGTAAAGACCACGGTCAAATCACACCGAATCTTGCTCGCATGTTTTTAAAATTGTGCGAACGTTACGCTACTCGTGGCAATGTTCGAGGTTACACATACAATGACGAAATGCGTGGCCAAGCAATTTTACAGCTTACACAAATTGGTTTACAATTTGACGAATCTAAATCAAATAATCCGTTTGCCTACTATACGGCGGCTGTAACTAACTCATTTGTGCGTGTAATTAATATTGAAAAACGCAATCAAAGCATAAGAGATGATATATTAGAAATGAATGGAATGAATCCAAGTTATTCACGCACTGGCCAGGGAGAACACGAATCTGCAATTCGCCGTTATGAAGACTCAGTCGATTGACTATCTCGTTGAAAGACTGTATAATAATAGGCGGAGGTTTGTAATTGAGTAATCTTTTTAAAAAGGCAGCGTGTTTCACAGACATACATTTTGGCCTTAAATCGAATAGTTCCATACATAATCAAGACTGCGAAGATTTCATAGACTGGTTCATCGCAGAAGCCAAACGGCACGACTGCGATACGGGCCTGTTTCTGGGAGACTGGCATCATAATCGTAATTCCCTAAACATAACCACAATGGATTATAGCCTAAGGGCTTTAGAAAAGCTAGGCAAAGCCTTTGATCAATTTTATTTCTTTCCTGGCAATCACGATCTTTATTACAAAGACAAACGTGATATACATTCCGTAGAATTTGGCAAATATGTTCCTGGTATAGAAATCGTTCATAAACCGATAACAAGCGGTGATGTCACTATGTGCCCATGGTTAGTGGGGGATGAATGGCGTAATGTAGGTAAAAAAGGTGGCCAGTATATTTTTGGTCACTTTGAATTGCCAAACTTCTTTATGAATGCCATGGTACAGATGCCCGATCACGGTGAAATACAATTAGATCATTTCAAAGATTATCAACTGGGATTCAGTGGGCACTTCCACAAACGTCAATGTAGAAAGAATATGCACTATATAGGCAACGCATTTCCACACAACTATGCCGATGCGTGGGATGACTTGCGAGGTATGATGGTTCTTCAATGGGGTCAAGATCCTGAATTCTTAAACTGGAACAACTGTCCCAAGTACAGAACTGTAAAACTGAGCCAATTAATTGATCAGGCCGACACTATTTTAACAAGTAAAATGCATCTGCGTGTCACCCTGGATATCGATATCAGCTATGAGGAGGCCAGTTTCATAAAAGAAAAATTTGTAAATGAGTATGATATCAGGGAATTAACTCTAATATCCGAAAAGAAAGAAATAGAAATTAACAACAACATTGATATTCAAGCGTTTGAAAGCGTTGATCAAATTGTCAGCAACCAATTGATCAATATTGAAAGTGAAAACTTTGATAACAAGGTTTTACTCAGTATCTATAACAGCCTATGATCAATATAAAAGAATTAACTGTAAAAAACTTTATGAGTGTGGGTAATCAAACTCAAGCTATAAATTTTGAGAAAGAATATTTGACTTTAGTGTTAGGAGAAAATTTAGATCAAGGCGGAGACGACAGCGGCAGTCGTAACGGCACTGGAAAAACTACCATAGTAAATGCCCTAAGTTTTGCCCTGTATGGACAGGCACTGACTAATATTAAGAAAGATAATTTAATAAACAAGATCAACAACAAAAACATGTTGGTCACACTTCACTTTGAAAAAGACGGTATTGATTATAGAATAGAACGCGGTCGAAAACCTGGGGTAATGAAATTCTTTATCAATAATCATGAACAGGCCGCTGAGGAAACCGATGACAGTCAAGGTGATATGCGCGAAACGCAGAAAGATCTAGATGTTCTACTAGGCATGAGTCATGACATGTTCAAGCATATTGTAGCGTTGAATACTTATACAGAGCCTTTCCTTTCTATGAAGGCCAATGAGCAACGAGCAATTATTGAGCAACTGCTTGGAATTACCTTACTTTCAGAAAAGGCAGAATCTCTTAAAGAACTTGTTAGACAGACAAAAGACCAAATAGTGCAAGAAAATGCGGATATTGAAGCTGCTAAAAAATCCAATGACAAAATACAACAGAGCATAGATGGTCTGATCACTAGGCAGAAAGCATGGAATAATCAAAAGGTCGAGGACTGTGAAAAAATTGAACGCAGTATCAATGAATTAAAAAATGTAGATATAGATCTTGAACTGGAGCAACACGCCAAATTAAAGAAATATGAGGAACAGGCGGCAGCGATCAAAAGTTTAAACAAAGAAAAGGCCACGCTAGAAACCGCGGTCGGTCAAGCAGAAAAAAGTCTTAACAGGTATACCAAGGAAGTAGAACAGTTGTTAGACAAAAAATGTCCTGCCTGCGAACAACAGTTACATACACACAAGCATGAAGAAATGACCGCTGCCGCAGAAAAAAATCTCGCTGATGCTGTGACTTATTTTAACAAAGTTTCTGCTGATCTCGCGACAGTGATCAAAGAATTAAACGAGATCGGAGACATAAATGGTAGGCCCAAAACGTTTTATGACAGTCTCGAAGAAGCACTTAAACATCAAAACAATCTTACTGGTCTTGAAACTGCTTTACATGGCAGAAATACAGAAGTAGATCCCTATCAAGAACAGATTGACGAACTAACAAATACAGCAATACAACAAATTTCTTGGGACAACGTCAATACTTTGACTAATCTCAAAGAACATCAAGAATTTTTACTCAAACTGTTGACCTCTAAGGACAGTTTTATACGGAAAAAGATAATAGATCAAAATCTAGCCTATCTCAACAATAGATTGACCTATTATCTAGATCGAGTTGGACTGCCCCATCAGGTCAGCTTTGTCAACGATCTCAGTGTAGAAATCACACAGCTTGGACAAGATTTAGATTTCGACAATCTAAGTCGCGGTGAGCGTAACAGATTGATATTGGGACTCAGTTGGGCATTCAGAGATGTATGGGAAAGTCTATATCAGAGTATTAATTTGTTATTCATTGACGAATTGATCGACAACGGACTAGATGCGGCTGGTGTAGAAAATGCCCTTAGCGTCCTTAAAAAGATGGGACGAGAACGTAAGAAAAACATATATCTGATCAGTCATAAAGATGAACTAATTGGTAGGGTCAACAATGTACTAAAAGTGATAAAAGAAAATGGATTCACCAGTTATTCAAATGATATAGAATTTATAGAATAATGGACAGTCACGAAGAACTTTACAATGCGTTTAGGCAATATTTTAAGTACAATCAGATTTGGTTAAGCAAAGGTACTAAACGTGCCGGCATGGATACAAGATTTTGGCTCAGCGAGATCAGACGCATTTGCAGTCAAAGACGCAAGGAAATTCAAGAATGGCGTTACGAAAAAAATGAAATCACTCAGAAAAGAAGAGAGGCCAAGGGTCAAAAAACTACATAGTTAATGACATGGTTATTTGAAGACAAAATTGTTGAAACTATATCAGATGAGTACATTGGTTTTGTCTATATAATAACAAATTCACTAACTGGTAGAATGTATATAGGCAAGAAATTATCAAAGTTTTCAAGAACAACTTATAGAACAGTAAAACTTAAAAATGGAAAAAAGAAACGCAAACGTATTAGAGGTAAAATTCAATCAGATTGGCAAGATTATTACGGTTCAAACGATGAATTGAATGCTGATGTGCTACGTTTAGGCAAAGAAAACTTCACCAGACAGATACTTTATTACTGTAAAACTAAATCAGAATGCTCATACATAGAGGCTAGAGAACAATTCTCAAGGCGCGTGTTAGAATCAGACGATTACTACAACGGGCATATTCAAGTGAGAGTACACGGCTCACACATCAAAGGCAAACTAATCAACGGTTAATGGCTCGCACTGGCTAATTTCAAGTGCTCTAATACCTGGATCACGGATCACAGGGAAGAAAATCTCTCGCCGTCAAGAGTACTCAACCACTACCCGAAAGGATGAGGATAGCAAAGCCCTTGCTGTTTGGTTGTTTAAGGATTGTGACAAGGCAAAAAGAGCAGGGAAATCCTGCACGTTACTGTGAAAGACAGCATTTGCACAGTGACCGCCGTTGTAATAAAGACAGAATGAATAGGTACCGGACAACCGCCTATGATAAAATGTTTAGTGTTTGGTATGAAATCGCACGAAATTGCGCAAAATATTAAACATTTTAGTAGTTCTAATGCTGTGTGACCTGCGTACTCAGATAATGCTACGTCAATACTTTGCCCTGCCTGGGCAAAGTGCGACCATTGTATCTAGATAATACTTAAACACTTCGTGTTAAAAAAAAATGTGTTGAGCGTAAGCGAAAACACAGACGAACTTCGTTCGTCTCCAATAAATATGTATTATGAAT